GATACGGTGCTGGTGCTGCGGTCGACGGAAGAAGAGCTGCGGATGACGGGGGAATTGCAGACGATGAGCGCGGTGGGGTTGTATCAAGATTTGATCCCGCTGCTGGAGATGGCGGGGTAAGGAAAATAGGGGCTTTTAAAGTATTGCGGAATTTGGTATACTGGATGAAAGGGCATAGCCCTTTCAAAGGGGAGAATCTACGATTCTCCTGAATCCAGCAGCAGCCCGGCGAAGAGCGCGGGGCAAGACGGAAGATGAGCGGCCGTGAAGATAGAAATGTCTTCACGGCTTGTTTTTTTAACTTGAAGTTGAAAGGAATGCAGCAATGGTATTTGATGGTGTAAGACGGGATGTCTCTGGCGGGATGCGCGGCGGTCGTTTTTGGCGGGAGGCTGAAAAAGGCATGGGCGGATCCGGGGCCGATGCACCGGTAAAACCTACGAGTGAGGGCGATCCGGCTGGCGCGGTTGAAACGGTAGATTTTGAAGCCTGGCAGGCGGAATGGTCGGACGGGCAGAAAACGGCGTTCGCGGAGTATGAAAACGGGTTGAAGAGCGCCCTGAAGAAGGAACGAGACGCAAAGAGTGAGATGGAGAAGCAGCTGCGGACCCTGTTGAAAAAGACAGATGGGAATGAAGACCTGCAGAAGCAGCTGCAAACGATGGCGGACGCATTGAAGGCGGCAACGGAAGAAACCAAATTCATGACGGAAGCCTTTGGAAGTGATGTGCGATGCGCACAACCGAAGCTGGCATGGCTGGCTGCGAAAGCAGATGGGTTGATCGACGCGGAAGGGAAAACAGACTGGGAGAGCCTGAAAAAATCCTATCCGCAGCTATTCCGGGATGGAGGCACATTCCCCACAGCGAACGCCGGTGATGGTGCTGGCGGTGGAAACCCTGTCAGCATGAGCATGGATGAACTGTTGAGAAAACGTTAAGTGAAAGGAATTTGAGAGATGGCCTTTAACCAAGTAATGGGCAGAAGTGAAGCAGGCGGGTTGATCCCCAACCCGGTCAGTTATGAATTGTTGAACAGCATTGCTGTGCAGAGCGTGGTAATGAAACTGGGGCGGCGATTGCGCAACATGAGCACGCATGAAACTGAGCTGCCGGTGTTGAGCGCGCTGGCATCGGCTTCGATCCGCGATGGCGAGTATGACCTGATCCAGACGACCAAGATGGCGTGGGAGAATAAGGTGATCACCGCCAAGCACGTGGACGCGATCGTGGTGGTGAGCCAGGATGCGTTGGCGGACAGCGGCATCCCGCTGTGGGATGAGATCAAACCAGAGCTGGTGAGCGCAGCCTCGGAGACGATCGATCACGCGATGCTATACGGCACCGGAAAACCGGCAGCCTGGCCTACTGCAATCGTAGCCGGGGCACTGGCAGCGAGCCACAATGTGAGCCTGGCGGCACATGAAGACCTGTATGATGCCATGCTGGGTGAGACTGGCGTGTTTGCCAAAGTGGAAGCGGACGGCTACCAGGTGACCGGTATCGCCGCCCATTTGAGCCAGAAAGCAGCGTACCGCAACTGCCGCACTACTGACGGCGTGCCGGTATTCCAACCCGATCCGGTTCAAGCGGGGCGTTCGATGGTGGATGGCGTGCCGATCGAATTTTTGAAGAACGGGGTGGGCAGCTCCACTTACAAACAGATCGCCGGTGACTGGCAGCAGCTGGTGTACTCAAGTCGCCAGGACATCGCATATGAAGTGACGACCACCGGCGTCATCCAGGATGGGTCGGGGAATATCATGTACAACATGTTCCAGCAGCACCTGGCAGCGATCAAGCTGACCATGCGGCTGGGCTTCCAGATCTCGAACCCGATCAACCGGGAGAATGAGACCGAAGCGACCCGCTACCCGTTTGCGTATTTGACCGCCTAGTTTCTGGGATGAACCTTTCCTTCCCCTGGCAACAGGGGAGGGAGGTTTCTACCAGATGGGCCAGTGAAAGGAACGTACGATGGGATTGTTCACTAAAAAGATGAAAGCGAAAGCCGAAATTTACAATGCGGTGAGCGTTGAAAGCGGCGGGTCGGTGGATGTTGAAAGCGGCGGCGCTTTGAAAATTGGGGGAACCCAGGTAACAGCCAGTGCTGCCGAATTGAACCGCGCGGTGATGGGGTATCAATTGCTAGCGGCGGATGGCGCGATCACCGTGAAAAATGGGGTGTGCGTGATTGCCAAGACCGTGGCGGGGGTGGTGGCGGCAACGCTGGCGAACCCTACTGACGGCGTTGATGATTTTAAACGGTTGACGATCATCAACGGGCAGGCGCAGGCGAACACTGTGACCCTGACGGGTGGTTTTGGCGGCGGCGGCACAGGCGAAGATGTGTGTACCTTCAGCGGCGTGGTGGGCGACAGCCTGTCATTGCTGGCGTATGGCGGCAAGTGGTACATCACCGGAATGCACCAGGCGACGGTCGCTTGAGCAGCGGTCGCCTGAGTTCGCTGGCAGGTCGAGTGATTGAAAGCATGAAAGGAAATGACGATGGCAATTGAATATGGTAAAGGTTGGATGCGCGTACCCCTGGCAGATGCTGATGCGGTAGGCGGTGTGGGAAATGTCGAGAACCCGGAAGGGGTGGATGTAATCATCGTGAATTCGGTGGTCCATGTGACTGCGGCGGCTGACGCGGCCTGTACAGTGGATATTGGCATTGATGATGCCGGTGATACCTCGAATGACACCCTGTTTGATGGGTTGGATGTGAACACCGCCACCGGCGTGTTTGACATGCGCAATGATACTGACAACGGCACCAATGGCGTGGGCAAAGCCAAGTTGTGGCCCGCCGGGTATCACCTGGTGGCGAGTAAAGCCAGCGGCGCTGCGGCCGGGCTGGAAGGGTACCTGCATGTGCAATATATCCATGCCGAGTAAGGTGTGGGCAACTGAATGAGAAGAGCGGGCGGGTGATGGAATTGCCCGCCCGTTTTGTATTGGAGGCAATATGAGCGTAACAGCGGCGATGATTTTGAAACTGCGGCGCATGACAGCAGAACCGACAGATACTAGTTACAGTGATGCTGACATGGAGGAAACCCTGGAGAGCCATGCGGTGCCGGATGCACAGGGGGAAGAAGCGTTTACCTGGGACAACAGCAGCACACCACCCATTCAGGAAGCTAATGAAAACTGGATCCCGACGTATGATTTTCACCTGGCAGCGGCGGAGATCTGGGAAGAGAAGGCGGCGGTGGTGGCGGTGGAGCATGATTTCCGGGCAGATGGGGGAGAATTTTCGAGCAGCCAGGTGTATCAAAATTATATGAAAAACGCGCGGTACCATCGCGCGCGGCGTTTTGCCCGCAGCTATGTGGTGAGGGTGCATTAAATGAGCGGGATCGTCACCCAGGCGCGAGCATTCCGGGCGGCTTTACTAACCCGAGAACGGGCAGAACAGGAAAGCATGATCCGACAATGGCTGGCAGTGGAGAAACGGCTGCGAGACCAGATGCTGGTGCTGGCGTACCAATTGCAGGGGGGAGAGGTGCGGACACTGCACCAGATCGCTTCGCTGGAGCGGTACCAAAGGCTGCTGCAGCAGGTACGGGCAGAGCTGGCACAGTACGGGGACTGGCTTGTGGAACAGGTGCGGAAAGAACAAGCAGACTGGGCGTGGCAGGGCGTGAGCGATGCACAGGAATTGATGCGGAATGCGGCCGGGCCAGGAGTGATGTTTGGGCGGCTGCCGGTGGAAGTGGTGGAAAACCTGGTGGGATGGAGCGCGGACGGCACTGCCCTAGGGACACTGCTACAAGATGCCTTTGTTGATCAGGGGATGCCGCGGGGCTGGCAACAACTACAGCAGGCGCTGGTACAGGGGATCGCACTGGGCTGGCACCCGGAAAAGACGGCCAAAGTCATGGCGACCGCGTTGAGCGGCGGGCTGCAGCGGGCGATGACGATCGCACGCACCGAGCAGATCCGGGCATATCGATCGGCCAGTCTGCTGGCGTACCAGGAAAGCGGGTTGATCCGCGGGCATAAACGGTTGACGGCGCATGACGGCAGGGCGTGCGCGGCATGCCTGGCAGATGAGGGGCATGTGTACGCGGTGGATGAGATGATCTGGAGCCATCCGCAATGCCGGTGTACAAGCGTGCCCGTGATGAAAGACGGCAAAGAGCCGGAGTGGGAGCTGGGGGAGGAATGGCTGCGGAAGCAAAGTGAAAGCACGCAGAATAAGGTGTTTGGGAACCTGACGGCAGCGGATGCGTTTCGGCGGGGGGTGCCTCTGCGTGAATTCATGAAAGTTACGCACGAGGGAGACTGGGGGATCACGATCCGGGTACAGAACCCGATCCAACTGATGGCTTACCCGGGGAAGGTGCAGCAGCCCGCGCTGTTCCCCACAGCACAGGCCAATGTTCTTTTGAGCCCCATGGGGGAGGCAGTATCCGGGCATATCCGGCTGCCGAAGCGCAGCAAGTATCATGACCGATACCGAAACGCGCTGGACCTGGTAGACAGCGTGCACGGTGATGGACCATTGCCGGAGGTGGTGTTATCTACGAAGAACCTGGGGGAAGGAACTTATGGCGGGTTCGGACCATTCCCGGCGCAATGGGAGATCCTGGTGAATGCGCAGTATGCGCCGCATGTGGAAACAACGATGATCCATGAGATCGGGCACTGGATCGATTATGGCGGGTTGGGGCAAAATGGGGTGCCAGGTACAACGGCGGCGATCAATGGGAAGCTGGCCAACTGGCGGGATGCGATCGTGCAGTCGCCAGAAGTGGATGCGCTTTTGCATTACCAGGGCGGGTATGGCGTAACGAACTACATCCGAAATTATTTGCTGAGCCCGACAGAACTGTGGGCGCGGTCGTATACGCAATATATTGGAGAAAAAACCCAAAACAATGAGATCCTTGCTACAATGGACTTATATCGGCAGCGACCTGATTTTGAGCAGTACCGGCAGTGGCAGGTGACGAACTTTGCGCCGATCTATCAAGCAATCGATGGGTTATTTATTGACCTGGGGTGGATGGTGAAGTAATGGATGCGGAACAACAAAAACAATTAGCAGAGAGTGACAAGCTGTGGGAACAGGCGATCGCGCTGGCGAAAGAAAAGGGGATGCGACAGGCAAAACAGTTTTTGCGGAAGCACGGGCTGGATTCGCCGGATGCAGAAGCGGTGATCGGGATGGCGCTGGGGACGTGGGAGCCGGTGGAGTATGACGAGGAAGGGAAGATCCGGTTGATTCGGAATTGA